ACGGTCAGAGGCACAAGACAGACAGCCTTTGCTGCTATTACATCAGGTGATGTTTATGCAGTTAATGCCTTTGCAAGAATGAGATTTGGATAAATGGTAGCAAGAGAAACAAATTTAGTAAACGCTTTTGAAACTACCCTAGCTTCACAGTTAGGTAGTGGTGGTACATCAATGAATTTAGCAGCAGACCCAGGAGTAGATTCTCCTGCGTATTTTGTTATAGACCCTGACAATGACAGTACAAGAGAAGTTGTATTGTGGGCATCAGGTTCTGACCACACTGGTGCTACAGTTACTAGAGACATAGACTCTAAACACGGAACAGACCCTTCACATGCAGCAGGTACAACAGTAAGACTGGCTGTAGTTAAACAACACATAGAAGAAGTACACGATGCTGTACAACAAGGTTTTATATTAGAAGATGGTGATGGTACAGAAGTTACTATTGCACCTAGCGTTGCTACAGGTGTATATACATCAAGAGAAGTAAAGTTTGTTGAAGGTGCAGGTATAGATATTAACTGGACTGATGTATCAACAGGCTCAGATGGAGACCCATACGATTTAACATTTACAATAACAGGACTTACAACCTCTGAGATAGCAGCAGGTACACTCGTAATAGAGTCAGAAGGTATTGCATCTAATGATAACGATACAACAATACCGACATCTGCAGCAGTTAAAGATTATGTAGACGCTAATGGTGGAATAAGTTTAGGCGTGGCACTGGCACTAGGAGGATAGCATGGGTGTGTTACTTATGCTTAAAGAGGGTGGCTCTTTAGCAATAGATAAAAGATTTACACAATCATATACAGTAGATGAAGATGTAGATTTATTAGACTTTTTAAAGTTTGTAGAATTTAATGGAACGCAAGATAATATTACTATAGCTAACAGCACACTGACATTTTTAGAGTATAATGGTACGCAGGATGATATTTCTGTTATCAACAGCTTATTGAAATTTACTAAAGCTGATGGTACAGTAGATAATATCAATCTAATATAATGAGGAATAGTTAAATGGCAGAGAGACCAATACATGTAACCAGTACAGGTTCTGATACAGATGGATTAAGAGAGTTTCCTGATGGTTCTAACGCAGGTTTATTAATACCTACACATACAACAGCACAACGAAATGGTTCACCAAGTACTGGTGAAATAGCTTATAACTCAACACTTGCAGCATTAGAATTTTATAACGGTTCTGCTTGGGTAGATTTAAATGTTGAATCTATACAAGATATTGTTGGAGCTATGTTTAGTTCTAACACAGAAACAAATATATCTGCTACTTATCAAGACGGAGATGGAACTATAGATTTAGTTTCTACTGATACAACTTTAACAACAGAAGCTGTTCAAGACATTGTAGGAGCTATGTTTACTAGTAACACAGAGACTAGAATCGCTGCTACCTACGAAGACTCAGATGGAACTATTGACCTAGTTGTTACAGATATGACTGCCGATACACAACTTACTTCTGAAGCAGTCCAGGACATTGTTGGTGCAATGTTCACAAGCAATACAGAGACAAATATCTCTGCTACTTATGAAGATAGTGACGGCACTATAGACTTAGTATCTACTGATACAACCCTAACTACAGAGGCTGTACAAGATATAGTCGGTGCTATGTTCACAAGTAACACAGAAACAAGAATTAGTGCAACATATCAAGATGATGATGGAACTATAGATTTAGTTGCAGATGACATGACTGCTAACACACAACTTACTTCTGAAGCAGTACAAGACATAGTTGGAGCTATGTTTACTAGCAATACTGAAACTAGAATTGCTGCTACTTATGAAGACGGAGACGGAACTATTGACTTAGTAGTCACAGATATGACTGCTAACGACAATACACAACTTTCACAAGAACAAGTAGAAGACTTCGTTGGTGGTATGCTAGATGGTACAGAAACATTTATATCTGTATCCTATGATGACACAGATGGGAACTTAGATTTTGTAGTTCCTGTTCAAGACGAAGACGATATGAGTAGCAACAGTGCTGCACATTTAGCTACGCAACAGTCAATCAAAGCGTATGTAGATAGTAAGACAAGTGGTCTAGCAGATGTAGGTCTGATAGTGGCACTAGGATAGAGGAATAAAATATGGCAAATGTATTTAAGAATGCTTATCATGATGGAACAACATCACTAGCTGATTTAATACCTGCATTGGATGCGAACCATGAAGCTATAGTTCTCTCATTGAGAGCTACTAATGTTGATGGAACTAACGATGCTACGGTAGATGTTAGAGTAGTAGACGGTTCATCAGGAGATGCTTACATAGCTAAGACTATGACAGTTCCTGCAGATAGCTCGATTGAGTTAGCAGGTACTTCTAAGTTAGTGCTTATGGCAACTGATAAAATTCAGGTGTTAGCATCAGCAACTTCAGACATAGAATTTTTTGCAAGTTATCTTGAAATAACAGACTAGGAGTAGATTATGCCTTATGGATATTTAGGTACTGCTCCTAATCAAATAAAGAGTAACAGTGGTGTATTTTCTGTATCTGATATAAATGAATTAGAAGCTAAGGGTCACTACGGTGGCTCATTAGAACTTATACAAGAACAAACATTTTCAAGTACAGTTGCAGTAGTTGATTTTACAGACATAAAAGAAAGTGAATATGATGTACACTATATGACTTTGTCTAATATGAAATCAGCAGCAGATAATCAAGAGTCGTGTAATATACAATTATTTGAAAGTGGTACATTGGAAACTGCAGGTGTTTATCAAATAGGAGCTAATAATGTTTCAGCTATTTCAGGTTTAGAAAATTATAATCGGAAGTCAACTTCAGCTGATAAAATAAATTTAAATTTTGGTGCAGGAAACGATACAGGCGAACAAGAGGAAGGCTATTTTTATTTTTACAATTTAGGTAATTCATCTAAATATAGTTATCTGACAGGACAATTTGTTGGTTTAAATAATGATGGAAAAATTTGGACTTCTATTGGTGGTGCAATTTTACCACAAGCAAGTGTTGTTGATGGAATTAGAGTTCTAAAAAGTACAGGCGATTATGCAGGTTTTAATATTAAACTCTATGGAGTAAAACAGATATGAGTAACCTAAGATTTATTAATGAAACAACAATAACAAGTGGTGTATCAACAGTAAATATTGAAAATGTATTTTCTGCAGATTTTGATATTTATAAAATTACTTCAAATGGTATTTCAACAGTTGGCACTACACAAACAGACCCAGACCTTAGATTTATTAATTCAAGTGGTAGTCTTATTCTTGCTAGTAATTATGATTATGCACACCAAATAATGAGAGCAGATGCAGCAATGACTGAACAAAGAAATACTGATGAAGATGAATTTTATAGGTTTTTTGGGGAAAGTGTTGACCAAGCACCTGAAGAAAATGGACAAGTTTCATATATATTTAATCCTTTTTCAAGTTCAAGTTATACTTTTGCTTTGTATCAAAGTATGGTGGCTTCGGCAACTTTAAAGATTTCTATGAAAGGTATAGGTGTTTTAAAACAAACTTCAAGTATTTCAGGTTTTCAAGTTAAAGATAATACTGGTTCAAGACCTTTTGCAGGTGGTACTATCAGAGTATATGGGTTGGCTGTAAACTAATGGGATTAACACAAGTAGCAACAAGTACAGTATCAGATGCAGTTAGTTCAGTTAGTATTTTAGGAATTACAACTGATGATGTTTATATGGTTGCAGTAAGTGGTATGAAAAGTTCAAGTGATATAACAAACTTAAATATACAAGTTACTAAGTCAAGTGATAACTCTGCTGATAGTTCTGCTAATTATGATTATGCTTATAAAAAAATAAGAGCAGGAAGTTCTTTTGGGAATACAGGAGCTGTAAATGATACTGCACCAACACTTGGTAATGGTGGAACAGCTACAGGGGAAATGGCTAATTATATAATTTATTGTTATAACTTTAATAATAGTTCAAAGTTTTCAAGCTTTACCTATGAGCCAACTACTTTTGATTTTCAAGCAGAGTTAGTTGGAAATACAGGTGGATTAGTTCATACAGTTACACAAAGTTGTAATGGATTATTATTTAAATATCACGCAGGCAACATAACAACAGGAACATTTACATTGTACAAGGTAACATAGAATTATGAGTAATGAATTTGGATATATAGGTACAGCTAAACCAACACAAGCAGTGTTAAATAACTCAGGTGTGTTTAGTGTTAATGAACATAAAGAGTTAGTAGAAGATGAAAAGATATTAACGCTAGGACAATTAGAATTAATTGAAACTAAAACTATAACTGGTACACCAAGTACATTCTCTTTTGATAGCATAAAAGAAAGTGAATACAATGTTCATTTTATGACTATTACAAATAACAAACCACAAACAGATGATAGACACATTATGCTTAGATTTAAAACAGGTGGTAGTACTGATACTGCATCTAATTATCAATATGCTATGCAAAGAAATAATACAGGTGGCTCAGAAGTTAAGTCTACTAATGATAGTAAAATTTGGTTAGCATACAATGTTGGTACAAATAGAGAAGGTTTAAATGGCTACTTTTACATTTACAATGCAGGAGACAGTACAAAATATACTTTTGTAACTTCTCAAAATTTACATTTTGGAATAGGTATAGATAGTAATTTTCAAAGTGGTGTTTATGATATAGCAAATGTTGTTAATGGTATAGAGTTTTCAAGTTCAGACGGCAATTTAGAACACGGTACATTTTCTCTATATGGCATAAAGGCGTATGAATAATGGCTACTAATTTAGAATTTATAAATCAAACAAAAGCAACTTTAGTAACTACATTAGATGTTACAGGTGTTTTTACTGCTAAATATGATGCTTACCAAGTGCATATTTCAACAGATATGGATGGTGCAGGATATTTTGAAATTAGATTACTTCAAGCAGATGATAGTTTAGCTAATGAAAGTAAATATGATATGGCTTCTTTAGATTTAAAAAGTGATGCATCTTTTCAAGAGTATAGATTTGTTAACCAAAATGGTGGCGTAGGTTGGCGTGGTATTGGTGGATATTTAGATGATGGAGATGGATATGGATTTACTTTAAATGTTTTTAATCCTTTTGCAGATGATACATACACAATTGGACAAGCCCAAAATGGCTCAATAAGTAATGGAAATTTATTTGGAACTAAAGCGATAGCTGTTTATAAAAGTACACAAAGCATTGGTGGAATGAGAGTTACAAACTCTAGTGGACAAACACACAATTATATAAATGTTACAACTTATGGAGTTAAATAATGGCAGCTAGCTTAATAAGAATAGCACAAACAACAGTTAGTTCTGGAGTAAGTTCTGTATCTTTAGTTGGGATTGATAGCACTTATGATGTTTATAAATTAATAATTAGTGGATTAGAAGCTGCTACAGATTCTTCAACAGTACAAATAAGAGTTACTAAAAGTGGTACTGCACAAACAGATAGTGAATATGATGAAGCTGGAAAACAATTAAAAGCATACAATGCTTTTGCAAATAATGCAGATACCAATGATACAGAGTGGGGTTTCAATGCTATAGGAACTACAAGTGGCTCAGTTTTTAATTTAACTGCATACTTGTTTAATTTTGCTGATGCAAGTGAATATAGTTTTGCTACTTTTGAAGCAACTACTTCTGATACAACAGTAGATTTTAGAGGTAATCAAAATGGTGGAGTTCATACAGTTGCAAGTGCAAGTGATGGAATAAATGTATTTTTAAGCACAGGTGGAAACATTGATGGTGGAACATTAACTTTATATGGTTTGAAGAAGTAGTAATATAAATATAGTATGCTAATATAGGAGATAGATATGGCGATAAAAACATTAGAACAATTTACAGCTGAAGCTCAGACAGAGATTGACGCAAAGAAAACTGCTAACGGTGGTGCAGGTATGAAAGCCCAAGTTAACAATGTAGTTAGAGAATTTACAGATGCAGAGTATGCACAAGCTGTAACTGACTTAGCTGCTAGTAAGTTAGACTCACAAGACAATGACTATAAGAAAGCTAGACAAGAATCTTATGGTGCTATTGGAGAACAACTTGACTTGTTATACCACGACATGACAGCAGACAAAGGCGACAAAACTGGTGAGTGGTACAAGGCTGTAAAAAAAGTTAAAGACGATAATCCTAAACCTTCATAAATCTATGTTATAATCCAGTCTATGGATTATTTAATTGGATTTATAATAGGATATTGTTGCAAAGAAATATACAATTTAATTAAGTATATAAGCACATCTGAAACTATTTTCTTAGATGAGGACTGGGATATGTTATCCCATGATGACCTTCCATAATGACAACTTCCAATGGCTTTACACAGAAAGAACTGAACCAAATGATATTTGATAAATTAGATGACATAGATAAAAAGCTAGATGAGAAGTTAGATAAATCAGAATTTTATAAAGTATTAGGATTAGTTGCCACAGTCATATTGATTGTTGGCAGCTTGAGTATGTAAGGAGTATGATGGCTAAATATAATGGCGATGGCTGTTGTGGTGGTGGCTGCTGTGGCACTGTTTAATCAGTGTTACTTAGAATATGTATAGCACTATTCTTAGCCGTGCCTATACCTGCATTTGCAGATGAGATAACAGAAGTAGAAACATTCGAAGGTGGAGATGGAGAACAAGTAACTGATATAGTTGTACCTCCTACCGAAAATAATAACTTAGTCAGAGTAGAAAACACCTGGGAATCATACGGTGGTATGGATAATTACCACATGTCACTAGAACATTCTAAACATGGTGGTGCATCTAATGATTATGAGTTCGTATTACCTGTAGACCATGATGTCTATGAGGTAGCTTTTACCATAGGTGCTATGAATAATCAAGGTAGTGTACAGTACACACACAATGATGACACCACACAAACTAATACTATAGATGCACAGAGTGGTATGGATATTAATACTATGTATGAAGATATAGTTTATTCAGTCCAAGATACAGCTAACAAATTTATAGATAAGTTTGTTATTACTATCAACGACTGGTCTTTACTAGATAATGTAGAGATAAAATATGATGGTACTACTACCACCACTACTACCTTAGACCCTTTAACAATACAAAGGAATGCTAACTTTGCTTCGTATGGTATAGCAGAAACAGATGAGGAACAGGGTATAAGAGAAGAAGAAGAAGCTATTATTGTGCAACAACAAATAGAATACCAACAAGCTGTTGAGAATGAGATGGCAGCCAACGCAGAAGAAACAGGTTTATCAGAAACTAATTACGAGCGTGAGTATAGAGAAGCCACTGAAATAATAGTTGTTGTATTAGATGATGGTAGTGAAGGAGAATATACACAAAATGAAATTGAAGATGGAACTATTGAGCGTGAAAATCAAAGAGCTGTTAACGAAGAACTATATGGTGTAGCTCTTACAGATGAACAGATAGAAAGAGGAGACCTAGAAGATTATGGTATCGAAATTATTGACGAAGATATATACGAAGAGGAAGAACAGTTTATTGATGATGCTGACATACTTGACATTGAATACATTGAACTGGAAGACGAGGAATACATTGAGCTTACTGAAGAAGAGTTGCTTGAACTTGAAGCAGAGATGGAAAGAGAAGCTAAAGAGTTGGAGTATGAGCAGGAGATTGAGTTCTTTGAGTTTGAATCTGAGGAAAAAGCTAGAGAGTTTATTGACACACTAATAGAACTAGAAGAGATAGACCTAGAAATCTATGAAGTAGAAATCTTTGACGAGGATATAGTTATTGATGAGGTAGACTGGATAGAGATATATATAGAAAACGATTTGTTTCCCCCTACAGAGGAGGAGATACAAGAAGACTTAATGGAGGTACAAGATGAGTTGGTCGAAACATTACATGGAGATGACACTAATAGAGAAGATGAACTTCAAGATGAAGAGGTTTTGGTTGAGCAGATACAGGATTTTGAAGAGAAGGATACAAGCAGAGGAATCTTTGAGACAGAAGAAGTTGTAGAACTTACTGAAGAAGAAGTAGCTGTAGAAGTTGCTGAGATAGAAGAAGTAATTGTTATCGAGATAGAGATAGCTACTGAAGAAGAGATAGAAGAATTTACAGAAGAAGAGTTAGTAGAGTATAAAGAAGCTAAAGAAGAAGCAATACAAGAGTATGTCGAAGAACTTACCGAAGAAGAAGTTGTCGAGGTACTAGAAGAAGTCAATGATGTTGGTGTACAGAACTTAGAGTCAGCGTCAGAAGAAGTCCAGGAGATTGTACAAGCCGTTGTAGAAGAAGCTATTGCAGATGTGGAACAACTTACCACAGAGCAAGTAGAAGTCGTAGCTGAAGTACTACAGGTAGAAGCAAAGGATGTAGAATTAATAGCTGAGTCTATAAAAGATGATGTTATTGTAGCTGAGGCAGTAGAAAAGTACGTAGCTAGAGCTGTAGAAAACACAGATGTAGAAAACTATACCTTAGCTGATGTCGTTACAGAGATATCTTACGAATCATTCATAGAAAATCCTATAGAGACCTTCGTAGATTTTAATAATCTAGGTGCTATAACTATTGCAAACATAGGTGATGACATGACTAATGACCAAAAGGAAAAAGCACAAGAGGTTGTAGTGCCAGTAATTTTGACTAGAATAGTTAGCATGGCAGCTTTTGTATTAAGGAGAGGAAATGTTTAAGAAACTAGGTCACTGGTTTATAGCAGCAATTAAAGAAACATTAAACCTTAGTTGGACTTTAGTTGGTTTAGTTATTGCAACATTAACTTTAACTGGTTCTGCACAACAAGTCACAGGACTTGCTACAATAGTTACATTAGCTATATGGTTATTGACCATAGGATTTAGAAAGTGAGAGTACAATATGTCCGACAAAAAATTACAATATTTAATTGAAGAACTGTTAACAATAGAAAAAGATAATAAGAAAGTCTTCACACCAACAGTAATGTTAAATGGTGAAACACCTATTGTTACAGGATTATCTGCAAATATACCACTGTATCTTAATGCAAATAAAGATGGCGAAGTCAGAGCAAGAGATGAGAAAGGTAAGTTCGTACCAGATGATATAACTACGGCTGATAACGAAGCCTGGAAAGAGGAAGAGTAATGTGTTATTTAAAACAAAAAGATAATGGTACTTACATACAGATATGTAACAATAAACATGGTATAGAAAATTGCAGTTAGATGTTATTAGAACTCAGTTTGGTAAAGATGCTACCAATGGTATGTTGTTTATTAATGGTCTGTTCGAGTGTTATACATTAGAAGACCAGTATCAAGCAGTTAAAGTTATGCATGAGACTTGCATACCTGAAGGTGAATACGCAATAGAGTTTAGAAAGACTGGCGGATTTCATGCTAAATACACAGAGAGATACAAGAACGCACACTATGGAATGCTTCATGTACAAAATGTACCTAACTTTACTTATATACTTATACATACTGGTAATACTGATGAACATACATCAGGTTGTCTTATAGTGGGTGAGTCACAACAAGACTTAGACATATCTGCTGATGGATTCATAGGCTCTAGTGCTGTAGCATACAAGAAAATGTATTCAAAAGTTGCAAATCAATTACTACAAGGTAAGAAAGTTACTATAAAATACAATACAATAACTAATTTACTAGAGAATAAACCAGTAGATAACAAAGCTAAAGACCATTTGATATTAGCTGAGTCTGTATATGATAAATTACAAGAGATAAACGGTAATGTTATTAAGACTAATGCTATGCTTAAAGGTAGATTAATAAATTAGGAGAGATAGATGAGTGAAGAACTTAAAGATATGATTGAAAGAACCGTATGGACTTTCATTGAAGCATTTCTTGGAGCTTTAGTTGTCGCACCTTTGATATCTGTTGATGCAAATACATTAGAGTTAGCTGCATTAGCTGGTGGTGGTGCTGCACTTGCAGTCGTTAAGACATACGCTAAGAAAAAAATTAGTTAATAATCAATCTAAATTAAAAGAATAAGTATGACCTGTTGCTACATTGTAGTTAGTAGTGTCACTACGCAATAACCTATACTTCCATTGGGTATTTTTATGTTCGTGTAAATCGCAACGTTCTTTAACTATGTCCCAATTCTTTTCGTGTCTAAGATTAAATATAAGACTACCGAATCGTGGTATGTAATTTTGTAAGAAGGTTGTACCACACACACCTTGTCTATTGTCAGTTAATAATTCAGCTACTATTTCTTTTTGCGACATCATTCATCCTTTCTCCAAATGCTGTTTCACATTGTTTACATAAACCCTGATAAGCCTGTACCTCATGCCAATATGTTCTAAAGCAATCAATGCATGTGTTTAAATAGTATCCTAGAATGGTGCTTCCCAATCTTCTACTTCATCTAAACTCTTAGCCTTTGGCATTACTACACCATTAAGTGCCTGTACATAATTAATCCAAGCAGCAGGTGTTTCTTTCTTAAAGTCTGCTAACCACCAGGACTTAGCAAATACTCTGCCATCTACTGTATCTCCTGCAGTACAGTTACCCATCAATTGACATCTAAAGTCAGGACCTTTGCTATTTGTTTTCTTGCCCTCTGGTATGTATTCGACATCTCCTCCACACATACACCATAAACCTAATTCATCAAGAGCCTTAGACCCACCCTTAGGATGAGTGTTACCTACTGTTGAGAAGTTGGCTGCCTTTAGAATTTCTACTGGATTACTAGGCGATGCAGAGGAAGTCTTGGTCTCAACGGCAGGAGAAAGGCTGTCCTGCGACTTGTCTGCATCTGTTCTAACTGGAGCTGAAACTGGTTTCACCACGCTAGGTGCCTGTTTTTTTTCAGTAGTATCGTTTGCATAGTGTTCTTCTTCAGTAGTACCACCTGTCCATAGTTCTAATCCGATTCCGAATCTCATGCAACATCTCTTTATACCATCTGATACTGCTAGTTTTAGCACTTCGCTTTCAGTAATATTTCTTTTTAATGCGTTAGTATCTACATCTCCAACTTCCTCGACCATACCTAAGCCATCTATTTGTAGTGTGCATTTAGCACCTACTATTGAATTGTCTTTATCTCTAATCTCAGTAAACATAAAGTTGTATTCGCCTGGTACTACATCTACTAATCGTTGTGTGTATATGTGGTGAGGAACATAGTCCCCAAATTTTCCCTGTGGAGCTTTCTTTACAACACTCTTAGGGAAGTCTTTAATTAATTTCTTGTGTTTTTCCTTGTCCATATTTATCCCTCCTCTAAACTAACTAAGTATTCAGCAGTCACACCTTTAGAGGGTTTAACAAACAAACAGAATTGTGATGGTCTACCCATAGCTGCTAATTGTTCTAATGCATAACCATTGTGGCTTTCAGTAGAGCCATTAACCCATAGTCTTACATCATTAAGATACAAAGAAGTCGGTGTATGATAGTGACCACACACTGCGTGTGTAAAGTTTTCCATCAAGTCTGCACTTGCTAGTGCTTTCCAACCTAGTATTTTTTTATTGTATCCATAGAAAGGTAATCCCATACTGCCACGAATGTTGTCACCATGAAAGCATAGGAACTTAGCTTTGACACCTAAGTCTGCTATCGTATACCAACTTCTATCAGGTATATGAAATTTCATTCTTGGCTCGTTCCTAAACATAGTTTCTAGAATCTTGCCTAGCATTCTATCTGCATTAGTTTCAGGGTTGTAATCTTTTCTAGCCCTGCCACCTAATGCACCATGATTACCTATAACCCAAGTACATTCAACTTCCTCAAAGTGTGTGAGTAATATACTAAAGAACTCAAACAACATAGCAGGTCCATCAACTGTTACTTGTTTGTAAAGTGAACTGTCAATTTCGTGTGCTTGTCCAGGAAATATTAATTCTCCCTCAACTATATCCCCTAGTGCTAGTACATGACACTTCTTAATAGTGTGGTTTGCACCCTGCAACTGAGAGAGATTCACGATTTTCTCTGCATATTTAATGACACGTTTGTACGCAACCTTAGAGTTGTATGTGTCTGTGTTTTTTGCTAGTTGAATGTCACTTAATAAAGGCACACAGATTTCTTGTCCATGTGTAGAAGATTTTTTTGGTGCTTTAACTTTTGGTAATGTTACTGTTGACATACCATCTTTAGCTCCTTTGTATACTGCCTCAACTAAATCTGCTTTTTTATCTTTGAGTTTGTCTAATTGTTTTAACAATCTCTTATTAGTGTCTTTAAGTTCACTAACTTTGTCACTCTCAGCTTGTACTAAGAGTTCAGCTAGTTTCTCCTGCTCTCTTTTTCTCATTAGTTTCCTTATCTTTTAAGTATGTTAGCCACCTGTTGATACCTGCCCTAGATATTGTAAAGTCAAATTCCTCTTGTAGTATTCTGCTGACTGCACTTGAATTAGGTTTCTTACCCTCTTTAACAAGTAGCTCTATACCCTCAATGAATGGTTTGACTTCGTTAGGTACTGCCTTATACCAAGCAGTAACCCCTCCCTGTTTTTTACCATACGCTTTTGTTATAAGCTCTGGTATGTTTATGTTCTTATCTTTGCTCATGTGGTAATCATAACACCGAACACTCTATATACAAGCATTGAATCGATTTATTTATTTTTCTATGTGTATGCATATGCATATGCATATATAAAAAAACAAAAAAAAACCCCCCTCTCATGCGTACGAGTACGCACAAGAGGGGGATTAATTAGTTACATATAACATCTATTGATAGATGCAGTACTATTGCTAGTTTCTTGTAACTTAACCTACAAACTTAGCATATTGTTTAGCAAATTGCTTTACATGTTCAATATCCTGTATCGGTATGATATTATTCTTAGCCATGAATCTCATAATCTCATGTACTTTGTCAGTACTTAGTGTTGTACCTGACCTCTTATCTGTATCGGCAACACCTACTACTTGCATATCCGAAACCCAAACTCTTGGCTCAGGTTGTTTAGCTAAGTATCTTAGTGCGTCCATATCCACAGAGTTCATTCCGTGTTCTTGTAAGTCGTGGATAGATTTAGTATCCATATGACCATTCTGTGCAATAATTCTTATGTCACCATCATAGTCACCTATACTATTTCCATACCCTACATAACCAGCTATTGTACTAGCTGGTAAAGTTTCGACAATTTCTTTTACATCATAACTATTGAAGCCCATACTTCCAGAACAGTCAATCATTAAGCTACCACCTGCTATGTGTCGCTTACGTTTAAAGACTTTTCTGTCTGTAATTATTCTGTGTACTTGTCTAGGTTTAACACCATACTCGCCTTGCGATATTATTAGTTTCTGTACTGCAATACGAATAGGTTTGTTGCCTTTAAATCTGTGCAACTTTGCTATACCATGTACACCACCCCTATTACTAAGGTAATTTATTGCGTGTTGGTAGTTTGAATTTGCCTTTTGCTCTATATCTCTAGCTAAGTCTTTTGTAAGAAACTTAGGCATAGTCATAGTAGGCATATCCTCTACTCGCTTTGTATCGTCTTGTTTTACCTTTGTAATATTTACATTCTCGTTTTCAAATACGCCGTCTACAATAGAAGGCAAATCACTAAGACGATATTGCATATAGTAACTCATGTAATGTGGATTCATTAGCTCGTTGTATACTCTCCTAGCATGCTTCTTAGGGTTGAATGGTACGTTGTACCTTACATACTTATGACTACCATCAAGTTGTTGTTCCCAACGATACTTATTAAGATTCCTGTTTCCAGACTGTATCACGTCAATAGCACTTTGCTTGGCTTTATGAGTAAGATTAAGAATCATATCAATAGCATTAACTTCAGATTTCAACTTACTATCATCTAGTGCTAACTCCAATGGTACATTCCTACGTACTGCTGAAGTAATAGTATCGAATAACTCACTACTGTCTATACCAAAGGCAGTACCTTTAGTATTACGAACTGCACCGAACACAACAACACAAGCTCTAGTTAGCTGAGATGCTATCTCCTCTCTATTGTTGCCTTCTTTAAGTAATTTGTAGAATAAATCTATCAACTTATCTACATGATACTTAGCAGTATTCTCGTTAATGCGTGGTAGGTTTGTAGTCAGATAATAACTATCTCCTTTGTCCACTAGCTTATCCGAATACTTAGCGTGTGCTTTTTGTATTTTCTTAATTACTTGACTAGCTTTTGGTAGTATGCAAAGAGTTTCGGCAATCGACATTATCTCTTGGTCTATATTACCTATGTACCTTGCTTTGATGAAATATTTTTTCCGTAGGGTTTGCAATAGTATTGCCCTATTTACATCAAATTGGGTATTGTAAGCGTGTTGGGGTATTGGTATAGCAAATTTGTTAGTACCATTTGTTACACCTTCCTCGTATTCATATCTCTGTATACGATTACCTTGCAACGCTAAGTTAGGTAATGTTTTTGGTAATGGTTTTTGTCTAGCTCTCTGCTTGAACAAAGACATTAATCAGAATCTTCTATATGAGAAGTCCCTGAGTTAATTACTTCGTATGCTTCTACAATAGTATCAGCAAAGTCCTCATCAATACTACCGAATACAGCGTATATAGCATCATTTGGTTTAACTTTGTCTTTGTTAATCAACCTGCTAAGTTCCATAAAAGCACGAATAGAAGTGTCAGTACCACTAACATCATTCATCACACTCATAATGGTGCTATCCAGACTATGTATCGCATTAGGGTGTATCTCACTAATGTTTATCTTGATAGGGAATCTATCTCGCAACGCCTCCGACAAGTCATCTGGCTCGCCATTCATGGTAGCTATGCATTGGAATCCATTTGCAGGTCTTACTACTTCTTTCTCTTTGTTGGGTAGTGTCAACTCTGCAAAGTCTACATCATCTAGCAAAGCATGGAGTATAGAAGTGACATCTTGACCAGCATGGTCAATCTCGTTAATCACTAATCTACCACCATTTTTCCACGATTCAATAGCAATACCATCATTCCATTCCATACCATCATCTCCTACTAGAATGTAATGTCCTAGCAAATCGGTTGCCGAAGTTTCTGGTGTCAATGTAATTGACTTTTTCATTTGGTTTTTGTTTGTCCCCATTGTCATAGCTGAGTATGTCTTACCTGTACCAGGTTTTCCATACAGTAATATACGAGGGGCTTTAATTACCTTTTCAAGTAACAACCATTCGTTTTTCATCATTGTTATTCCTCCTCCTTTTCAGTTTCCTCACGAAGTAAACTCTCTACTTCATTAATGAAGTCAGAAGTAATTGTTTCAGTATCTAACTTAGACCACAATTCGTATGTGTCGTTATCTACTTGTACTACTTCTGGTACTTCAGGTAGTAAGTGGTATGCCTCAGCAGGTATGTCAATCATTCCTGTATGACTGTTCTCGAAGTCATCAGTAAATACAAATTCCCATACAGTTCGGTAATGTGTATCAGTTGGCTCTCCTGCTATGTAGTGATGAGGCACTACTAACCTAAGAAAGACAGGGAATTTCCTATCAATCTGTATATCATTGTTATCATCAAATAACCAATCGGCTAGGTTTTGGTTGTAACCAATGTCTACCGATAGCTCATTGAGGTATAACAATATATCTCTAGTAACTGCACAATGCTTTTTAGGTATCGTTGCATCACTAATTTCCTTACTATGTAGTAAGAAATCCTCTGGATTAATACCAGAATCTTTATCTTTACTCATCATTCTCCTTGTCTAATAGTCCTACTAACTGTTCTAAAACTTTTGTATGTCCAGAAATTTGTTTCTGTAACAGTTCGCAAGTTTCAGTTAGCATTTCGATTGCTTTTAATATTTCCTCGTTAGTCATTATCCTCTCCTACACAACAGTTACAAAACTCTACGTCACTAGAATTAATTGTGTCCGTTGTATTATCCTCTTTTGCTATCTGTTCATCTACGCAGTTACCACACAAGGCATAGCCCAGATGTACCCAGATACTTTTAGGTTGGTTTGCTAAGTCAACCACTTCTATTGATAAGTTACAGAAGTCACATACCCACAAGTTGTCTGGAATATTTGTGTCTATTAATGTGTCAAACACAAAGTCATCTCGACCATACTTGTCAAAGTATGCAGTTCTTTTTGCTCTGTCCTTTCTCCTATGCAAAATAGGATTTGATATGATAGTATTCTCAGCCATTATCCTCCTCATTATGTGGAGATTTAGTATATATTCGTGGTGCATGGGAAGTAAGTTTGTACTCATGCTTGTTATCAGCTAAAGATACAATCTTATCTACCTCATCTATTGCATTCTCTTTTGATACATCACTATCAAAGTAGAAATCAACAGTCAATATATTCTCATCTCGTTTCATGTTTTGGTCTATGTACTCGTATACTTGTTCGTTATCAGCCACAACAATCACACTCCGTTTCTATTGGCTCAATATTAAAGACCTTAATTACAAGGTCATGTACTAAGCAGTTAACAAACAACTCGGTGGCATGTCTTACTCCCACTTCTAATTTCTGTCTGTAACCACCATTTCCACTCTCTTTAATACAACTAGCACAATGTACATAGCCATCTAGTGTAGGTAACGCCACTATTCCTCCTCATTATTCTTACCTTCACTATCTCTAAGTACTTCTTTAAGGAACTTATCCATAGATTCAGGGTTAGCACCTGCTAGTAAGTCGCCATTTGTAGTGGCTATCATACTAGATAGGGCTTCTGGGTTGCCTATGATGACTGCTTGGGGCATATCAATGTCGTAATTAGCAGTAAATTTCTGCCATGAACGACTTTTGAGTAGCATATGTGTAGTCTGCATAATGATATCCTCTATCATATCTCCCATTTCTCTTTTGCTTTTCGCCTCAAACAAAGGTATCATGTCATCAATAACACCATCTTTAAAAACAGATGATAAGAAACCTGCGAATGCGTGTATTTGTTTCTTAACATTCTCATCTGTTAAGTGCATCATATAGTCAGTCATCATCTCAATAGGATTATTTTTAGGTGCGAAATACATTTCGCTTTTAATTAACCCATCATCTCCACCCTCTGTTTCCTCACCTATGTAAAGACTTCTTAAACCAAACAATCTTGGTGGGAAGTCTTGCTTATGGTGTAAGGGTTTGAATCCTAGTGCCGTAGCTCTCTCTATCATCTCATCAAACTCGGATTTGAAGTCATCAAACTCCTGTTCCTCGCTATTTTTACTCATATTATCCTTTCTTTTATTGTTCTTCCTCGTGTGGATTACCAACATCAACGTACTCCACTAGCAAATAAGCGTAACCTTCCACGCCATGCTTACGGGCTTTTGTAAATTCGTAACTTGTTGATTCGAACACTTCGTTTAGTTTGTCTACCCTAGCTGTGAGTTCACCACTCACAAAGTAGTCGTCAGGATATACACCCATAACAAACTTTTTGTTAGGGTTTCGTATTGCTTT